GCACTAATAGTTTTAATCAAATCACTTGCCCACTCATCAGAGTAGATGAACTCTAAAGTGATTTGTTTAACGATTGGATTATTCATCATTTTTATATTTAGATAAAACTTACCAGCACTCACATTGGCATCTGTGTTTCTTTCTTCATCCCAGCTTACCTCATAGCCAATTAAAACCTTAGCTCCTTTTAAATCTCTTAGCAATTCTTCAATGCTGATTTTTATAAAATATAATTCACTTGCTTTTTTATCAATAGCTTTAAAAGCTGCTTTTTGTCCTGCTAGGGCTATACGATCAAAAGTTCTTACACGAGCTAAATCTTGCCAAATCGTATCTTCATGGCTAGTTTCCCCACCCCAAGAGCGATAACCTTCACTTAAAATACAAGTTGAGATATGAGCATTTCTTAATCTATCTGCATCACAATCAAAACCATTGATAAACTCTATAAAATACTCTGTGCCAGTAACCCCATTCATCACTCTATTTGAGTAAGAATCACTAAAGCCATATTCTTTATCCCCATCTGTATGGGCTATTAAACCTGCGATGATAGGAGATTGTGGAACATAAGCGTATTTTCCTTGTGTATTTAAGATTTGAACCTGTGGCCAAGTGGCAATTAATCTTTTGGAGCTAAAAGCCTCCATTGTATTAATAGCTTCGCCAACATTTGTAGCGTAAAGATCCACAATAGCTGTGATATTCATAGAACTTGCCACACTTTCAAGCTTAGCCTTTACTCCTGCTTCATGTGAGTAATAAGGAGCAATGATTAAATCAGGGCTAAAGCCTGTTTTGTGCTTTGCTTTTTTAAAAGCTTCTATGGCATTAACAATATTGGTTAAAGTGTTTTCACTTTCCTCGCTTTCTTCAAAAAAGCTGATAATTATGACATTAGAAACATTTTGTAGATTGATACATTCTAAAGTATCTAAAAGTCTAAAATCTTGTAAGTTATTTTCTTTGATTAAATCGTTTACAAATTCTTTTGCTTTGCTTACATTTGAAAAGGCAAAGATTGGAAAGCTATCCACGCTTTCATAACCAGCCTTTGTGTAAATCATTTCTTTACTTGCACCTTTTATAGCCCCAGCAATACCTATAGGCGTATCACTTTGCACTTTAATAGGACTTGCCGCACCATTGCTAATATTAAAATTAACTCCATAATTTGCTGCCATTATTCACTCCTTATTTCTTTACATTTTTTGTATTTTTTGTTTTTTTAGGATTTAAATTAAGCTCTTTTTTCATAACAATTTGATCTTGTTTAGAAATTTCAAATAAAAAAGCATAATCTCCATAAGTATCAGCACTAGCTTCTAACTTTTCAACATTAAAATCTTCACTTTGAATTTCTTGCTCACCTATAAAAATGGATTTTTTTACTCTTACATTGGTAATTTCTGTTTGACCATAATATCCATTACCTCTAGCAAAAAGCTTATTAGGCATTGGTGTATTTTCAAGTTCTATGCTTACTTCTCTACTTCCTGAACTAGACCATAAGCAACACTCATCAGCGCCACCATTATATTTTTTAAACACATGGGCGATTTTGTGATAGGTTTCTTGATAAATACCACTTGTCTTAATCGTTCCTACAATTTGATTATCTGTAGGAGTAGGATTAGAATCTATAGTAAAATCGCTTCTATTAAGACCATTACCATCTTTAGTCATAGTAAATTTTGCGTTTTCATACTCATCTTGAACTTTATTTGGAGTAGCAAAACCATTTTCAAAACCAAGTCTTAAATCACTCATACAACCCCCATATTGTCCACCTGTTGTAGTGTTATCAAATGTGATGATGATTTTTTCTTTAGGGGCAATATCATTGCTACCATCTCCTAGTAAATCAACCCAGCTTGTAAAATCATTATCATTAGCAGTGCAAATAAATAATTGCTTTTTACTTTCTACAACCGCCCAAATTTCTCCTACTTTAGCTTGTGTATTGTAGTTAGGTGGGGTTTTTGATATTTTTATGTTTGTATTTTGAAAACCCTCATCTTTTAAAATCTCTTGAATGAGACTTTTAAGCTCCTCTTTATTAACAAGCTCTTCTTTAAAAAGTTTTAGTTTTTTATCTATAAGCTCATTAACTTTTTGAGCATTAAGCTTATCACTAACTATAGGTTCACTTGGCTCTTTTGAGCCTTGATTAATATCTGGAATAAAAGAAATTCCATAATCTTTCATTTTAACTCCTTTTTATGCTTTCACTTTGTGCGAATAAAATCCGCCCAAAGTCGCTTTTACTCTTGTGCTTTGCACTCTCTTTGAGAAAGCCCCCGTCCCACTGCGTGGGTAGCTCACCTTTTTTTATTTTCCTTTTATCAAGCATTTTATTGCATGATAAAGATTGCAAGAATGATAAAATACAAAGATTTTAAACTTAGAACATCCAAGCAAAGTCATAGCTTCTTTTAATGCTAAATCAGCTGTCCTATAATCAGTTCTTGAATTTGCTTTTTCGCATAAAAAATCATGCACCACACAAGCACTAAAATACTCACTTTTAAAAGGTGGAAACAAAGACCAAAAAAGGCGTGGGATACTTGCACCATCTGTTTTAAAGCCTTGTGGTACAATGCCTTTATAATTTGGCAAAGAAAAAGCATAATCACTAATTACTTCAAATCTGTCTTTATCATAGGGCTTTACACAAACCCTTTTTAATTCTGTTTTAGTCATTTTTCACTCTCCCAAACAATTAAATCAAGTTCTTCTTTGCTTTGTGCATTTCTAGCTTTTTCTTTTAAAGCACTTGCTTTAAAAATAGTTTCTTGCACAAAATAAGCCATGCTACTTGCAAAGAGTTTAAACTCATCTACGCTAAATCTTGTAGTTGAATTATCAAGCGCAATCCAATCAATATAAGGAATTAAATTAGGATTAACAAGAGCATTGGTTACTGCTCCATTAATTCTTAACTGATCTTCATTAGAACTTTGATAGATTTTACCTTTAAAAGAAAATCCACCATTTAGAATATTTTCTTTTTTTGCATTAATCTCGTTGATTTTTAACTCTTTTGCCTCGTTTAAAAGCTCTTCTTCGCTTTTAGGAGGATTTATTAAAGAGTTAAATTCTTCTTCGCTAATAGGTGTTAAGCCTGTTTTAATTTGCTCATCGCTCACTTCATCCTCATAAGCATAAATTTGATTATTATCGTTTTTGTCTATAAAATATTTCATTTTTTCTCCTTATTTGCTTGATGCTTATCTAAGCTCCATAAAAGATACAATGCTTTTACTTGGATACCATCCGCTGTGTTGTGGTGTATTTAATCTGTATTGCCCATTTGGTGGAATGATTCCAAAACCAAAATAAGTTCGACTTACTCCACCATTGGATAATGAAGTTTGAAACATAGAAACTGCAAATTGCTCGCTACAAGAAAAACTGACATCCCCACTTGCACTAGCATTAACTTGAAATTTGGCTGCTATGGGTTTTCCTGTATTATTTGTATAAGCTACATCAAAGGCTCTTGAAACATTTTGCCAAGCTTGATTTACTCCCAATCCTCCCATTAAACTAGGAGCTTGTTCTTTTAAGGTAGCTAAATTTACAAATTGATTGTCATTTGTAGCTTTTATAGAGCTTGTAGGTAGTTTGGTAAAGTCTTTAGCTCCTGTAATGGTTTGATTAGTAGCTAAAGTAACATATTTGGCAATTTCTGTATTAAATTTATTTTCTAAAAGATATTTAGCAAACTCATCCCATACTTTTTTAAACTCTGCATCATATTTTTGCGTTAAAGCATCAATTTTAAGATTGAGTTCCACTTTAATAGCATCCACATAATCACGACTTGCCATGATTACACTAGGATCTAGTTTTAAAATAACTTCCTCTGCATTAGAAAGCTCCATGACAATTTTTATCATAAGCTCTTTAGCGCTGCCTTCTTTTAAGATAGGTTTATAAGTGCGTGGGACATTTCCAACTGCAAGCAAATCTCCTGCTTCATCATAAATGCCTACTGCATTAACCTCAAACCCGCCCACATCGCTTGGCACATGACACATTAAATTCACATAGTTTGGATTGCTTTCATCCACACTTTTGCTACTAATATTAGCTTCATAAACAATCTCTTCTAAACTTTGCATTTCTTCACTGGGCAAAATAACTTTTGAACTTAATTTAAAGCTTTTTAAATTGATACCATTTCCACTTGCTCTTGCGGCAATAAATTTAGCAATGCCAATTTTTGTTAGTATGGTATAGTATTCACTTTTTGCCATTAATACACTCCTTTAAAATCAATATTAGTTCTTGTTATTTCACACATAAAAACACCCATTGCATTTAAACTTGGTTTCTGATTGTTTTCAATTTGCGTGGTTTGAAAAGGTAAGATTTCTATAGTTTCTCCACTTATTTCTACACTAGCATTAAAACTATCATTTTTACTTTCAATCTCTATTTCAATTGCTTCTAAAACGCTTCTAACATTTTTAAAATCATAAATTAGTCTTTCTAAGGTATTAAGCGTTCTTTCATCAAAGCTAACATTAGTTGTGCTTACTTTAACTTTAAAAAAATAAGGCTTTCCACCATAATTAAACCACTCTTTAACCACTGCAGTAGGAAATACGGCTCTTAAAGCTTCTTTTATAGCCCAAGTTGTGCCGTTGTATCTATCTAAAAGTAAGGCTTTAGATATAAGCTTTCTTGCTTCTTTTGTTTCTAAACCATCTATGCTTACATCATAAGCATTAGCTAAAATTGGCAATAATCTTTCATCGCAATTTAGAGCTAGATTTGTGATACTAGCTAATTTTAAATCTTCAAATCTTGTTTTAGCACTTAAATCAATGGCTTTGCTTTGTTTTGGATGGTGGTTTAGTATTAGTGTATTCATAG